GGGGTGGGAGTTTGTCTCTCCATCGTTTCCATCGGTAGATGATTCGACGGATTTGGAGCCGCATCATTTGATATGGGTTCATGTGTGTGATCTTAATGTGTTGGGCCCGTAGTAAGGGGGCGGGTTATCTGCTTCTTCCCAGAACGGGTGGAGAAGGTCGATGTCTTCTTGGGTGATTCGGAATTGGCCGAAAATTTCTGCGAAATGAATTTGGCTGTGCACCCCGTGATGCGGATGGTTGCCTGAGTGCCGGTCGTCTGCCCATGTCCACACTTGTTGCACGAATTCGTTTGGTGGCGGCGTTTTGCCGCATGTGCAATAGTCGGAGTGCCATAACGCATGTTCTTTCGGCAAAGCAACACCTTGGTGCTGTTCCTGAAGGCTTGGTATCGGAGAGTTCGTGAACGGGTCGATCAACCCGTTTTCTCGCCAGATTTCCAGACGTTCCGACCCTGTGGTCCAGTGTTCTGGGAGTGGCTGCATTTGCTGCTGTAACCGCATTTGACCTAAAGCGAAGTTTGTGTAGGGCTCCCACGAGTAGGTTCGCAGTTCGATGTTCATTGCATCGCAGAGGCCCGCGAACGTTTCGAGAAGGAGGAGGTTGGTGTGAGCAACAATATCCGGACTGATCGTCAACGGTTTAGATTTATCTAAGAGTTTGGATTGGAGTTCTAAGGGGACGGGTCGTCCTTTTTTGTCTCCGACGACGTATTGACGTTGAACGTAATCGAATACAGCAGTCGGTGAACCGTGTAGATCGAAGCGGAGGATGTCTGGCAACAGAAAGCACAGCACGTCCGGAGGGCCGTAGCGTTTTATCATTGCCGTAGCATTAGCGATAATTTCCGCCACACCGGCTCCCGGCATGCCGAAAGCATTGATGGAAACATCAAGTTGCGTTGCCATGATGTGTGGCCAAGAGAGGTTGTATGGCAGCCCCATGACATGTGTTTGTGAGCATCCGATTGCCATGTAGTCGGGGTTTGACACAAAATTTGGGCCAACAAACTCATCGGTGTTGATTAGATTTAGCCGACCTTGCTCGTATTTTTCTTGATTGAACTGAGTGCCCTGATATGAGCAAGGGCCAAGTTCGGGATGGATAAAAACGTCATCGCCCCCGTTTGTTGGTCTCAGTTGCTGCTGACCGCGTTTGTATGGCCAGCGATTACCTATTTCGAATTCCCTGATTTGGGCTATGTCTATGTAATGCTCCGCTGTCTCGTATTCACTGCGGATTTCATTGTTTACCATTGGACTTTCATCCGCTTGATTCCGTTACCCCACTTACTGAAACCGTATTCGATTTCGTCAGCGTAACGAATGTCGGGCATTTTCTCGATCAGGTTTGCGAAGACCGAACGAAGTTGTGCTCGCGCAAGCGGTGCCCCAATGCAGTGGTGGATTCCGGGTGCGCCATATGCGACGTGAGATGGGTGAGTGTCGCGCGTTACGTCGAACGTTTCGGCGTTACGGAAAACTGTTTCGTCACGATTCGCAGAGTAGTACCAGACGACAACTTTGTCACCTTTTTTGATTTCGGTGCCGTGCAACTCGGTGTCTTGGGTTGCGGTTCTACGGAAATACATGGCGGGTGTCTGGAGGCGCGCCATTTCTTCGATGGCGGTTTTCCAGTGGTCGTCGTAGTTGTCCCACAAAAGTTTTCTTTGATCCGGGTTTTCGGTTAGCCGTTTGATTCCACCCGAGGTGACGTGCTGGGTTGTTTCGATACCACCCATGATGAGCACCATGAACAACGATCCGAAATCGGCATCGTTGAGCACACCACCTTCTTTTGCGTTGACCAGAAGACTGGTGAGGTCGTTCTTGGGATTTTGGCGCCGTTCTTCGGCGAGTCGCCCTGCGTACTCGGTGATTGAGATGCATGCGTTGAGGAACGTGTCAGCGCGCTCTCCGCCGTGATACTCCGGATCGCTGTTCCCCGTAATTTCACGAACCCGGTCGTGCATCCATTTTTTGTCTTCGTCGGCAACACCCATCATTTCGCATGTGATTTCTGTCGGGATGCGCGCGGAGAGTTCTTGATGGATGTCGCACGTGCGTTCCGGATATTTTTCAATAATTTCGTCGATGATCTGGGGGGTGATTCTTTCAACAAGTTTTGTGACGTCTGCGATTTGGGTTGGCCCGAATGCTCGCTGGACGATTGACCGCACTTCGTGGTGTCGCGGGTTGTCGAGAGCCAGTAGCGAACCGAAATATTCGAAAATGTGTTTCGGTAGGTCAGTGATTAGGTAGCCCTCGCTTGCGCAAAATAGTTCTGGGTTTCGAGATACGTATGTTGCGTCGTCGTAAAGGGTGACGGCCCAGTACCTTTTGTCCGGAAGATCTTTTTTGGAAAATTGGGGCAGCCCATGGAAGTGGGTGTATGCGCGGAAGTGCGCGAATCTTTGATCTCGTTTCGCTCGATCGGCGTCGTTGAGGCACCAGTCAGAAATCCAGTTGTCGGCGAAATGTTTGTCGCTCATGAGACGATCCTTACTTGTGGGTTAAGTTCTTTCCATATTAAGACATCGAGTTCGTCGTTCAACATTGGCTGATCCCTAACGTTGAGGCTTGTGTTCAGCAGGATTGGGATGCCTGTTTGTCTGTTCCACATGCTTAATACGTCGTAGAGGCCGGGGTGTTGGTATTCGTTGACTGTTTGGACCCGGGAGGTTCCGTCGGCGTGGACGACCGCTGGCATTAGGTCAGGGCGTCGTGCTTTCACGGCAAATTGCATGTAGGGGGCGGGCCGGTCGAGGTCGAACCACTCGTCGGCGTGTTCTTCCATGACGATGGGTGCGAATGGACGGAAGGGTTCACGATTTTTTACTTCGTTGACCCTGTCTTTCATGTTTTTGGGTCGCGGGTCGGCGAGCAGGCTGCGGTTGCCGAGTGCTCTCGGTCCGAATTCTGCTGCTCCGTTTGCTACAGCAACAATCCCGTCGGTTGACAGGATGTCAATGATGTCTTCGCTGGGGTAGAACTTGTTGCCAATTGCGTGCCCAAGGTATGGCCCTCTCCATGGGACGTGGCTGTTGTGGGCAGCGAGTGCTGCGCCGAGGCTTGATCCAGCGTCTCCCGGGTTGGGCATGATCCACACTTCGTCCCACATGTCGAGGAGTTTTGTGTTGGCGGCGCAGTTGAGCGCGCAGCCTCCCATAAAAACGAGATTTTGGGTTGCCGAGTCTCTGCGAACGTGACGCATCAAGTCGATGAGCCGGTTTTCGTAGATCAGTTGGACTGCTGCGGCGATGTCAAATTTATCTTGGTCTGTTTCAATTTGGTGAGGCCAGTCAACACCGAGATGAAAGTTTTGTGTTTGGCTGTTCCAATTGGGGAACATTGCGTTTACTTCGCCGGCGTATCGTGCGGGGTCACCGTATGCCGCCATTCCCATGAGTACGTATTCATCGAATCCGGGTTTTAGTCCTACGAGTTGGGTGAATGCGCTGTAGAAAAGCCCATACGAAACGGGGTACCGAAGTCGTTCGCGTTTTTGGATGTGAGTTCCCCAAGCGTCCCAAACTGTTGCGGTTTCGAACTCGCCGATTGCGTCGAGGACGACGACGACGGCTTCGTCAAACGTCGATGTGTAATACCCGGCGGCGGCATGCGAAAAGTGATGGGAGACTTGTATTTCTCTGGGCCACGGATAGTTATACGTCTCTTTGTATAACTTGTTGTATGTACCGTTTATGCCTCCGTACAAAAATTTGCGGAGCCGCTTCAAAGATCGTTTTTCAAAATACGCGATTAAATCTGGGGGTTCGGAAAGCGCCTCTTCAAGGAGTTCATCGGCTAACTCGAACGTATTTTTTTGTTTGTTGTACCGTTCGCTGTGCGCGGCAAAAACAATTTCGCCGTTGTCTACGACGCTGACTGCTGCATCGTGACTTGAGTCGTTGATACCTAGGATCCGCACGTTGCAGATATTAGCCGATAGCAGTTTTACAACTGCTCTAGATCGTCGACAGAAATTACGCGTGTGTTTTCTGGATCGTATTTTGCGGGCTGGCCGATTTCCCATGCGTCGTCATATTTTTTCCAACCAAATACTTCGACTTGCATCATTTCGGGAAGTATTGGTCGGGCAACGAACAAAACCAGCCCTTTTCCCAACTGGTGGCGTCGGACAGCGGCGGACATTTGGGTTCTGATCCGACGAACTTCGATATTGTCGCCGACGTCTGGAAGATCTCGATACAGGTTGTGTTCCGATTTGTGCCAGACGTGACCAGACCAGTATCTATTGGTTGCTTTTGCTACCGCCAACTCGCATACACATGCTGCGGCTTGAGCAGTTCTATCGTCTTCCATGTTTTTGCGGTGGTAATGGGGTGCGTCTTGTTTTCCCCAATTTGCTGCGTGACGTCGAGCGGCGATTTGTAGTGCGTGGTCATATTCCCACGGGTATAGGTCAATTAGTTTCATGATATGTCCATAAATTCTAGTACTTCGAATGGGAATTTTTTGCCGCGTGTCATTTGGACTGGCCACGCTCGTAGGTCACGGGCACCACGGAAGTGGTTGACGTCGTAAATGTATTGTCCGTGTGCGGTTGGGTCAGGCTGTAAAGCCAAACCGAACTCTGGCCATCTGGACCACACTGCGGAACCGAATGGTCGAAGTTCGCGGGAGGTCATAGTCTGTCCGAGTGGAGCGTGATGCTCCAGCCAGAGCGCACAGTTGTATGTGGATCTGATTCTGTCCAAATATTTGGCCACCTCGATTGCTACTGCTTCTGACGTTTTGGTTCCGGGGTCAAGAAACGCCTTGTAGATCGGTCCCATCACCAAAAGTTCGGGTTCCACCTTTTCTATGTGCTCTTCAAGGATGGTTCGGTCAGCGACCGAGAGCAGGTTCAGGCCATCCGGCTTGATGACAAGGTGTACGTCGCCGGTGCGTTCATAACCCATTGAGCGTGCAGCGCCAATTATCGATGTTGAGGTTCGACGGATAATCCGCTCTGGGTTTTCGAGGTCAACTGTAAGGGTGCGAATTTTTGGCATCCGCTGAAAGGTGAACGGGTGCACCCCGAAGCCTGAGCAGATCGCGATTTGACGGGCAAGCATCGTTTTACCGACGCCCTCTGCCGCAACCACCATCACTCGTTCTTGTCGCTCAAGCAAGCCGGGCAACAGCCAGTCGTAAGAGTCGTCGACTTCTTCTTCAATGAAGTCAACCCAGTTGACTAATTTGCCTTCATCTCGTTCGACAACCTGATCATCTCCCGCGAGGGCGATGTCAGCGATTTTGAGTAGGAGTGATTGGGGTTTGCGGTCTGTCTCTAGGAGTTCTGCAATTTTCTGTAAGGCGCGTTCTTGCGGGGTGAGTTCTTCTTCTGCAATTTCTGGTTCTTCACCGTCTTCGGGCTGTTCCTCAGCGACAACATCTTGCCCTTCAAATTCTGCAGCGAGTTCGGAAACCTCGATTTGGACGACGTCCGTGGTGGGGAGTCCGGCTTGTAGGTGGTCGTAGATGTCTTTATGGTCAGGACACCTCCATACCGCAACATCGCTGCCAGCGTCTGCGAGGAGTCGAGCGACGAGGAGAGCGTGTCGTCGTCCGGGTTCGTCGTTGTCGACGATGATGTCCACGACTGCTCCAGACAGAGCCTCAGTGTGTATGTCGAGCCATTTACCTGCCCCTCCGGGCATAGTCGTGGCACAAGCACCCAGCGCGATGAGGGCGTCAGCATCTTTTTCTCCTTCTACGAGGAAGATGGTGTCTCCCTCTTCTTTGGCTTTTAGTACTGCAGGTAGGTTGTATAGGACTTTCGGTGTATCGCCGAGTTTGTATGTCCACCCGCCTTGTCCGTCGGGTTTACGCTGGCGAAATGTTTTCTTTCCGTCAGGTTCTACGTAGCGGACTTTTTCAAATAGCAGATGTCCGTCGGAATCTTTATATTCGTATTTGGCGACGAATTTGAGTTTGGGGCGGTCTTGTTTCGGGTATGGGTTGTCGTCGATGATTCGGTCTGATTGGGGCCATAGGTCTTTGACGTCTAAGCCTACGGATTTGCAGATTTCTGGCGTGTTGCAACCACCGTTGCGATGACAGAAAAGAACGATCTTGCCGTCTTCGTTTTCGTGGACGGAAAGCGACGGGTTTCGGTCATCTTGTCGGCATGGGCATCGCGCTTCCCACCCGTTGGCTGACGATACGACTCCGTCTAATCTCGATAGGAACTCACTTGTATGTTGAAACATTTTGCACTCGTTTTGTTCCACGTCCGGGCATGTTGATCATGCCTTGCCGTTGAGGGAAAATGTTTCTTTTTATACGGACCTCGTGCCGTTGCGACTCGTCAAGCCCACCCCATATTCCATATGGTTCCCAGTGCAGCGAGTATTCGAGGCACTGGTCTTTTACTGAGCATCCGGAGCAAATTTCTTTTGCTTTGCGGATGTTTTCCTCTATTTTTCGGTGGACGTCGCGTGTCCTCTTCATGTCTCGAAGAGGAAACCACATTTCGACGTCGTGGCCTTTGCAGGCACCTCCTGTTGGTGGCGCTTCGGGTATTGCTGTCATGGTCCCCCAATGATCCGGTAGATGTCGTCTTTTGAAAGGTAGACCACCGCGTATTGGACGCTACTCCTACCAGATTCTTGTATTTCTTGATGCAGACCTATCGCTTCCGTTGGGACCCCCAGTGTTTTGGCCAGTCGGGAAGCGAGTTGGTTGGTGGTGATTTCATCTTGGGCGATCTGAGCGCCAAAGTCAACAACCTCGACGTTTACTTGTTGTAAACCTTCTGGTTCTTGGCGATTTTTGACACGCAGACATGTGACGCACCCGAGTTTTGGGGCTGTCGAAGCGCGCGGGCGACTCTCGATGTGGCCGCATTCAAGATGATGTAAATATTTTACGTTTCCCCAGCCGCCGACACGGTCGATCGACTCGACGGTCTTGCGTGGGGCCTTACGATGTTCGGTAGTCACCTACCGAATATTACTCAGATGCCTCGTCGGCCTCAGTCGCCTCGTCGGGCTTTTCGGTGTTGACGAGCGTGATCAGGATGCGGGCGTAGCGCTCCATCGTGGGAAGGTCAAGCGGGAACGGCAGGTCCTCTTCGATTGTGTGGTGCCCGATGATCTCGTACATGAAAAGCGCATTGCCGTCATCGTCGAACATCTGTACGGGCTTAAGGACGTGAAGCGTCTTGTTGTCGTATCGGATGTCGTAGGAGCCCCACTCGTCGGTGTGCAAAATCACACCTTGGTAGTGGCTGCCGAGATCCATGACGGCCTCGACCTGATCTGATTCGACTGCTGGGAGATCTTCGACTGATTCGCTCATGACGGCAAATATACCATTTTCACTCGTCGTCCGGTAGAGGTTCTGATCCATCCGGAGCCTCGTTGCCCGGGTTTGTCACCAGCCGGTCTACCTTATGGCAGTCGCGCCATTTCATGCGCCACGTGTCGTCCAGTTCTGCGTGCTGGACCATGGCGACGGTCTTGGCCCGAGTCCAAAAATGGGCGGAAATGAATCGTTCACCACCGAGGATTTTCCTGACGCCGTGGATATACGGGTCGGTGCATGGCATCATCACGAGCATTCCGGCGGATGGCTTGATCTGCAGTTCGGGTCGGTAAAAATAAAGTTCTCCGCCATCAAAATCGTCGTTGTAATACAAGATTGTTGCTATGTCGTGAAAGGCGATCGCCGCTGGCGTCTGTCCGTCTCCGTCTTTTTGGCGGAAGTCCAATGTCCAATCAGC